AACGAAGACATTTGCAACACCGCCATTGGTCGTTGCTCCCAATGGGAAGAAGTCCTTGATCACTCTGCGCTGTCCCTGACCCGCACCGCTGTCGATTGACAGAACCATTCCCGTGTAGAGGGTCTTGTCTGGATTGAGGATCGGTGAGGAAATCTGAATCGTGGTTGCACCCACGGGCACCGATGCCAAGACCAAGTTTGCGCTTGAGGGCAGCAAGCAGGAGGCTGTCGTGACCCAATATGCTCTAGCCGCCTCGTCCAAGTAGGCGAATTCTATCTTTCCATTGACCGCCGCCTGTTGAATGTTCCATTGCAGGGTTCGATCATCGTTAGTCCGCAAAGACTCAACGAACTCAATCGGCATGTAGCCAACCGCACCCGCCCGTGTCTTGGTTAGGAACTTTCTCTTAGATTCAGGAATGGAATATAGGAATTTCCATCTGTATCCGTCAGACAATTTTCGCACAACCGAGTCCGTGTGCGAGGGTGGGTTTAGTGAAGGCGAACCGCCGTTGTTGTCGATGCAGACATATACCTTCTCCTCATCGACCAACGCATAGAAATTGGCTGGATTGACATCATCAAACAGATCAATGTTGTCTCTGTAGGGTTGATATGCCGTACCCGCTGCCCAATCAACACGACGAACCACCAAAGAGACATCCGAACGATTTATTCTCTTTGCGGCGATCAGTCCTCGCCAAAAGTTGGTTTCGTCTTCAACCGAGTCGATGGAAGCAACGGGAATGTCCGAGCCTGCGGTCGCACCCCATGGGGTTATCTTCCCGATGGTGAGAAAGAAGTTCTCATCGGAGATATCGCTGTACTCATCAAGGAGCGTGTCGATGATGAATCGCTTGTGATTTTGGCGGAATGGGTCGCAGGATGCCATGGCTTGTTATTTAGTCGTTTAATCGGATGTCGCTAGACGCTCATCCCTGGCAGAGATCTTATGGTTCGATACAGTTCCAAGGTGTAATTGTTGTATCTCTTGGTCAGTTCTATCTTGAACTTCGGATCAGTCCATCCCGAGAACAACTGACCCTGACCGAACGGAGCCACTCCACCAAACAGAATTCGGATGTAGGAATCTCTCAGCGCATCTTGATATTCCCTTGCCATTCTTACATTCTGTGCGTTGTATTCCTGCCACTCCTCTATCGTTCCCGAGAACCAAGATGCCCATTCGGGAATTCTCGTAGGAACCACATAGTTGGGATCACCTGGGATGGCTACAGTCTCCCAACACGGAAGTAGATTGACCGAATAATCGCTCTGTCCCCAAAACGATATTCCCGCCAAGTTTGGGTAATTCGACTTCATCTTCTGAACAAATTCAATCACATCTTCCTTCGGAATCAGGTTACCCGTGTTTGTGTAGTGGAAAACATTCTGACCAACATAGACTCTTGAGTAGATCGGAATGTGCTCGAAAGACGGGCCCTTGTTCAGTTTTGTGCGTATTCTCTCGACCGCATCGCAACCCGCCAACATCCACTCGTCTAGGGCTTCTCCATAAGTGTCGTAGTTGTACTGAACGCCTAGTGTTGGGCTAGAGTACATGGGATTGTTCGTCGGTGCCGCCAACCCATTGACAATATCCTGTCTTCTTGGGGAGTAGTCATACACATGCTCGTTGGCGAAGTCGTGGGCTTCGAAGACCGATTGGAATTGCAACGCCGCCCAAGCGATTCTCGATTCCTTCTGCTCCACAGTAGTGTCCCACCACGCACCGTTCGGATCGTATGGCAAACCACCCTGATATCCCGCATAGAAAGGAATGTATGGATACCCAACCGTAGTCATCTTCACATTCGGGCCGAATATTGGCTTCAATCTGTTGATGAAGGTCTTGATTTGATTGGTTGCAAGGGTATTGCTTGGGCCTTGTGTGGTTGTGTCTCCTGTGAATCCTGAGGTGAGGAGTTCTTGTCCGTTGATTCTGTAATCCCACACACTTTCGTTCAAATTGAACGACACATACTTCTTCGTGGGGGAGTTTGGTTCGATTCCCAAAGAGAACAGGTGAGCAGCCAAAGCATCTTCATTGATGGAAACGGATGCGGGTGTCACACCATCATATGGCTGATAGGTCACAACGGGCACCACAGCACCACTAACAAATCCTGTTGCACCCTCTCCTATGAGATAGAGCCGCTCAGACACCTCATCAAATGCAGTTTGATATGCAGCATCGACTTGGGGATCTCCCGTTTTCGGCAAGCCATCGTAAAGAATTCTGAAGGTTTGTGGTTGTGTTTCGCCACCACCTCCTGTGACACCACCACCACTTCCACCTCCTGTTCCACTTCCTCCATCTCCTGTTACGCCACCACCACTTCCACCACCCGTTCCACCTCCTGTTACACCTCCACCACTTCCACCTCCCGTCACACCTATGTCAACCTGTGTTTCACCTAGAGGATCAGCCACATTTGGGGATCTTTCATCATCTGCCGTAACACTTGGGGATTCAATAACATTGAAAGCGAAGACAACTGAATCAGAAATTCCAACAGGCTGATCAGATGTGTCAACCAACTCGACTTTGATTGTGTGTATTCCTTGAGGGACATTGGAGTAGAGAACAGACCTTCCACCAAGATCCAAAAACCTCACGAATCTTGAATCGCTAGAATCCATGTTGACTTTGAATCTCGCACCACCAACCCTAGAAATGTTTTCCGCACCAAAGTTAAACACCGAAAATCTAACCGCTACTGAAGGATCTTGAAATTCATTAACCTTGTAAGACTGCCCATTCAGCGGGTTTGTGATCGAAATGATCGGTCTTGCGTAGTATTCTCTCGACTCCGTTCTGCAATCGAACTCCTCGCCAATCGGCATCTCAAAGAATGATCGGGCGGTGATCTTTCTGAACGAAGAGGAATCGGTGTAGTTCAAAAACGCATACTTCTTCTCCAACGAAAGATCGTCGTAGAAGTCCGATGTCCAACCACCGACAGCACCTCCTGTGACGGAGCAATGTTCGTCCCAAGTGGCGAAATCCGAAAGTTGACTGCGCCAAATCTGAGCAATGACAGGGCCTTCGATCTTCCTGTTCGGGTGCTCGTAGACGATCCAAAATGGGTCTGCGTTCTTGAACCCGCTGAGACCCAAAGGAGCATATGCGGTCAACGATGGGGCTTGGAATCTGATCTGATTGCTGATCGGATTTCCCATGGTTGTCTGTTCGACTGGAATCGCAGGGAAAAATCCCGCAGTAATAAGACTGTTGTGGAATGTCGGATTGTATCCCGATGGGATGTTGATTCCCGCCGAACTTCCCGTTGCAGGAATGGAGAACCAATCCTGAAGGTTGTCGAATGTGTTGAATGTGTATGGGGCGTAATGACCGATCAGAGGCACTTCATATCGAATGAGTGCCGAAGAGTTCCGAATGTCTTCCTTCGCACACCGCTTGATCAGAACCTGACCGAACATCGCCAATCCTGCGGGATGCACCAATCTGCGAAGTGCATCACGGTACTCATCGACAACCACCTCGGTCTTCAAGACATACGAATAGTCCTGATAGTAGTGGTTGTCCTGCATCACCTTTCGGCTGCTGAGGAGACCATCGGAATTGATGTAGTATCCCTCCGCAACACAAACCGATGATATGTTCGATGTGCCTGAGAATCCCGATCCACCGATTGTCTCAATCGAAACAGTCGGTGCCGCTTGGTAGTTGATTCCGAAGTTGTCGATGCGAATCTTGCGAATCGATCCTCCGCTTGTGACCAAGGAGACCGTTCCGACCGCACCCTCTCCGCTGTCACCCGCAGCGGATGTGAAAACCACCTTGTCACCCACGGAATAGCCCGAACCACCATCGGAAATAGTGACCGAACCAGCCACGCTGTAGACCCTCAGTTCACGGAGAGTTTCCCCATCAACATCGAACTGAATGCCACGGCTCCCTGGTGTGAATGTTCCGTTTCGACCCGTCAGAATCAGTTCAGCGACCTCATACGGGCCTTGCTGATAGATCGTGACATCGGTGACCTTTCCCGACGAGGTAATCTTTCCCTCGGAGTTTCTCTGATAGACAATACGACCGACAGATTCAAAGATTCTGTCTCCCAACGAATTGGAGACCTTGATCGACACCTTCTCATACCACTTGCCGTCTGAGACCCGAAGAATGTCCTTCTTGGGATAGTAGAACTCGACCGCCGTATCGTAGAGAATCCTGAAGAGGAACTCATACGACTTCTCGGTTCCCTTGGCACGATAGAACGACTTGATGTTCTTCATCAACTTACGGACATCGACGGGATTTCCCGTTTCCCTCGCTATCGCAAGTTGCTCAGGAAAGTCTAGGAGATACTCCTTCTTGAAGTGGGAGATGAAGTCATCCATGCTCCCATCAATGTCGATCACATCTTGTAGAGCCATAGGGCTCAACACCTTGCCCTCACGATCCTTCAATTGCAGCCACTCGTAGTACGCCTCAAGGAATGCAACCAATGTGGGATGATCGACCCGAACGAATTCGGGAAGTCTTCCTGAGACCAAACTTGAGATCTGCTTGAACGATTCGTTTTCCATGACCTAATACTTATGTCCTGTATGGGAATCCGCTGTCACTTGCATTTCTGTCGATGACCGTCTTCTCCTGAATCATGTTGACATCGATCTCATTCGGATTGATGACCAAGACCTGATTGCGGCGAACGAAGATGTCGCCTCGGTCGGGCTTCACCGTGATCTTGATCTCAACCGAACCATCGGGGATGCCGATGGGCGAGAACGCCTTGATTTCCACGATTCCTGTTTCATAATTTACGGTTCCTGCCTTTCGGCTCAGATAGATTCTCTCCTCACCGATTCTCTTGTAGATTCTGAGGTTTCCATACCCATCATCGTCAAGATATGCGGCGACCGTTGGCTTGTTGACATCGGATGAGGTCAGGTCACGATAGAAGAACGAGGACGAATCCAAGATCGACGGATAGCCGTCCACGGGGTGGAAGAGTTTGTTGTCGAACTTGATGGTGTACGGAAGGGTTCTTTCGAACTGCGGTTCAATCCTCTTCTCCAAGAGAATCGTCACGCTGCTACTGTTGATGGCAGGATCCAAGGAATCGATGTATGAACTGAACTTCGATTGGCGGAAGTTCTTTCCGAATTGGTCGAGATTGGTGTCGCTGAACTCAATGACCTTCGTCCGCACCCCCGTAGCCAAGACATCCGCCGTGGCGGTTGTGGCTCTCGGATCATAGTAGACGCTGATCTCGGTGTTGATGTAGGTCACATCGGGGTCAACCACCTCGGGAACCACGGTAACGAGGTTTCGCTGACCAAGGATCGTGTTGGCAATCGACTGCTTCTCGGTGATCGACAGTTTTGCGGAGTTCTTCGGCTTGATGGAGATGAACACCTTGCCGTACTGAGGAGGATCGTTTTCCTCGCCACCCCAAACCAAGAACGACTCGGAACGAAGCGAATATTCACGGGCGAGGAGGGCGAGGTAGTCCTCGGCAGTAACCGCTCTGTCCTGTGCCTGATAGTTTCTCGGTGCGTAGTACTTGATCGAATCCACAGTCTCGGGCTCGGCACCACCGAACGATCCCTGAGGGGCACCACGGTCGTTCTGAACCACACGAATCTTGTATTCGGGATTGCTGCTCGTAAAGGTCGGAGATGTCGCAGTATCCGTGTTTCCGATGCCGTTTCCGTCGATGCCGTTCGTGCTCAGGTAGACCATGGAAATGAGGTTTCCGTTCTCCACAGCCTTTCCGACGATTCCGTCACCGAAGTAGATCTCCCACTTTCCGTTCTCCGACTCCTGCACGAAGAAGACCGTGGAGTCACCGTTCAGGGTGTTGATGTCCGTTGCACGAATCCACAGGTCGCTGATTCCCTGCGTATCCGTGACCGATCTCTGAACACGGAGAGTCAATGTGTCGATGTCGATGTTGGTGTCATCGATGATGAACTTCTGTAGGGAGTCCTTCGTGTTCACGACGAAAGAAGCGGTCTTGAGCGATCCCTCGTTCAGCGTGACATTCGTTGCTAGGAATCTGCTGCCAACGACACGGAACTTGTTGTTGTCAAGGGCGACGAACGAAACGCTCTTTCCGTTTGCGTTTCTCGCCGTGAATGTCGTTCCTGCGCTGATGTATTCCTTTCCACCCGAAACCGATGTGAGTGCAGGCTCGCTTCTTGTGCTTGAGATCGGAACCAACTCGACATTCACGACAACCCGAGCCGACTTCTTCGACCTCGGTCGATAGTCCAACTGCTTTGCCAACGACACGACCGAATTTCGGGCGACAGCGGAGTCAAGAAACGCCTCGTTGGCGATCATGTTCGCATAGAAAGCCTGATAGTGCGTGTTGTACGACAGGAGATCCAACAAGATATTCATTGTTGAACCTTCGAAGTCATAGTCCTTGAACTGCTCTTGCCCACGCAAGTAGTCCTTCAGGCTCTGCTTGATTTGGTCGAAATCCAACTCACGAACGGGTGTATTTGCCATTAGCGTGTCCTTTGCAGGGTTAGGTCAGCGGTGAATACCTGAGACACATTCTTGATCGTGTAGAGGATCTTCACGGTCACATAGTTTCTGTCGAGGTTGTATTCCATGTCGATTTTGACTTGGGATACCCTTGGTTCGAACCTGACGATGGTCTGCCGTATTCTTCGCTTTATCTCCTCCATGAGGATCGGATTTGCATTCTCAAACAGCAAGTCCGTCACTCCCGAATTTATCTCGGGATGAAAAGGCTTCTCGTTCGACTTGAGCAGGATGAGGTTCTTGAGGGCACGACGAACAGCCGCCTCACCCGTCTTCAGGGTGACATCGTTGGTGAAGAGATTTCTCTCAAAGTTGATGTCTAGGTCTGCTGAGTTGCCGTTGAACTGCGACATTTCATTTCCTCAAGAGTAGTTCCACTTCGATGGTGGATCGGTATTCCCTGACAGTTTCCTCAACTCTTTCCATCTCTTCTGGGATCTTGTCCAAGTCGCACCACTCAACCATTATGAATCCCGTGATCAGATCGTGCTTCTTGATAGGAAGAACCATGAAAGCATCGATTCCGTGCGACTTGTTGTACGACCTGAAGTGTCCTTCGGGAAGATCACGGGTCATCAGAAGAGATGTCTCGTTCTTCTTGACGAACGAAATCAGATCCCAAAGAATGGTGACCACGATGTTCTGAAGATTGGATCCCTCAAACGGGACTCCTGCGTCACACGATTCGTGTGTGATCGAAAACCGCTTCATCGGGCTTCCGTCGAGGAACTTCCCTCCATTATGAAACTGCCCAATCTTGACTCGGTCTGCGTTCGTTCTCACACGAAGAGCAACTAGCGAGTCGTTGATGATGTTTTGCTGCTGTTGGAACTTGGGAGAGATCTCGGCATCCTTCTTCTCCTCTTCCTTCACTTTCTTATGCGTGAAGAATGCGCCACCCAAAACACCACCAACAGCCGCAGTCAGAGTCATGGCGAATTCGAACCAAAATGATAGATTACCCATGTCCATTGCTTACCCCCCACAGTAGACATTCGTTGAGCCTGTAGCAGCGGCGGATCCACACTTCACAGGATCGCCAATTCGCACCGCTGGTCTGCTATTGACAAAGACACTAGAAGACCCCTCTGCCGTCACGCTTGTGTGGCAACGGCACTTGGAGCAGCAGCAATGACGCTGCCAACCATCACCCTTGCGGTGCCAACCCCGACTATTCACCTTCACATTCGAAGATGCCGACCTGTTTGGTCTCGGTGGATAGCAAGCGTGTCCTGAGCAGATGTCTCTTAGTCTATGAACAGCAGGCATTATTTCTCCTTATTCGCACCCTGGTCCAGGGTAGTAGCCTTTCCGTTTCATACCTTTTACAAACTCCTCGTTGGACACGGGTTTCTGATCAAGGTAGAACTGATTCTCGATATTTAGGATGAACTTATCCCTCCTAGAACTCCAATTGGTTTGTATGTTCATGGTCATCTCGGTATCGTTATACATTGCAGTATTCCCCGAATCGAACGCTCGGACGATGAACTTGGCGGCAAGCCCGCTCTTCGCATACTTGGCGTAGTTCGTTTCATCGAACTTGAAGTTTGGTGGCACCCCCAACTTTTCGGGTGCGATCTTCTCAATCTCGTCTATCAAGCCCATCATGTATCCTGTGTCGATGTCGAGATAGAGGCTCGGAGGGAACTCGCCGCCGACAACTGCGTACTTAATCGTGCCAATCCCACCCTGACAACAAGACGAATTGATTCCATTCGCACCCGCAGGAGGGGTATATGTGCCGTTCCTTGCGCTCTCGCTGCACTCCATGTAGTCCGCACGGATATACATTTCAATGCATTTGTTTGTGCCGACTTTCTGAAATTCGAAGATTCGACCTGGGAAGGTCTCTCGCTCGGAAGTCCAAACGAAAGAGCAATCAGATCCTGTCGCACCAAAGCCACCAGGATAGTAGTGCTTGATCGGAAACGCACCACTATGGGTCATCGGCATGGTTAGAATTCCCCACCGTCTATGGTGTCAAGCGGAGCAGGGAATTCGAATTCCTCAATCTGCACGATCTCCGTGTCGGGTGTTGAGAGATCCACCGTGGTCGAAAGAATCTGCTGTAGCCTCTGCTGAGACTCGGGAACTCCCACAAGTTTTGTACCCAATTCATAAGAGGCTCCGACATCTCCCGTTGTCCCCGCATTCGCAACCACCACGGAGTTCTGTAGCAGAACAGCACGCTCATCGACAGAAAGCGGCGAGGTCGGTTGAGTTTCCGTGGTAGGTGTGGGTGCTGTCCCGATGTTTCCGCCGAAAGCATTCGTATCCACCTCCTCGGGAATGGGAGCACCGAATGCGATCTCTTCCTTCGACCCTTGACTTGGAAACACCTCCAACGCCTCTTCGTCAATCAGGTCGATGTTCTCCAACAACTCGTCGTTTCTGAGAGCATCGTCATATGTCGAAGGAACGCTGACTTCAGGTGTCTCAGCGAGGCTCAACAACTCTGAGTCATCGATCTTCAGCGTTTCGGGAACTGAAATACCGTCGATGCTAGGCTGAGAGGGTGCAGCATCCTTTGACTTTGGGTTTGGCTTCTTGTATGGGGATGGGCCCAGCATTTATTACCCTCTTGTGAATACCTTCTTGATGGTTCCCCTCAACTTGGAAAGCAGGGTCTTGATCTTCTTTGCCGACGAGCCCTGAGGATTGAAGTCGATGCGAGGAGCAACGAACAGCATGTTTCCTTCGCTAGCCACGGTGTACTTCCCACCGACCTTGTGCAGGAAATTGCCTTGGGTTTCCATGACGGTGTTGCCCTTGACGAGAACCCGCATCTCTCCTTCGGTCTCAATCTCAAGATGCTTGCCCACACGGATCTTCAGCAACTTGTCCGAATTCAAAGTCGTGTTGCCACGAACATAGATCATCTTGTCATTGAGCGTGATGTTCCACTCGTTGCCAACGACCTTGTGAACCTCGCTACCGTTTGGGTGAATCTCGGTGAAAGTCCCTGCCTTGTGGTAGTTGTGGATCCGTTCGTGACCTGGTGTATCATCCACCTCAAATATGTGACCCGACGAAGTCTCGGTGACATGGTTGTGTGGATACTTCGCAGCATATGGGGGCTGCGGCTCCTCCCAATATCCATACAGGGCAGTCTCACACCCCAAACGCTCGTCTTGCTTCTTCTTGACCACAGTCCATTCGATGTTTTCGTTTCTCACCAATCGATTGGTGTCGGGCTCGTTCATCCGCCCTTCGATGGGATAGATGCCTTCGGGATCCCTGAAGCCAATCGTTGTGTTCATGAGCCGATTCGACTGTCTCGGCTTTCTGAAGTCGTTGTATGGTGTCTCAGGAAGGTTGAGGTTTTCCGCCGCCGCCTGTATCGCCGCATCCGAACCAAACCCGACATTGAAGAGGTCATACTCCTGCTTGATCTTGTCGGGCTTCTGAATACCCGCATAGGTGCCCATCACCAACGGCTGCTGTGCGTTCTTCCCGTCCAAGAAGAAGCCTATTACCCAAGAGCCTTGAAGAATGCCCGTTGGCGATCTGCCCAATCCCGACATTGCTGCACTTGTGATCGGCTGCATCACCTGTGCCCACGGAAGATCCTCCGTGGGGATGCCGAAATTCGTCTTGTTATCCGTATGCCACCCAAGCACACGCACACGCACACGCCCAAGTTTCAGCGGATCGTTGATGTCCTCGACAACGCCGTGCCACCAAACGAACTGATCCAATCCAACATAGTCTGCTCTTTCGCTCATGTGAGGTTCTTCGCTTTCTTGTCGGGAAGCGGCTCGTAGTAGGAATCACGGGAAATGGTGACACGCATCGTGTGGATTCCTTCGGTGACATTGTGCATGATCGCCGTGATCATGTACTTACCCGAAAGATAGGGATCAAGGAAATCGTCCTTGCCCTTGGTGTACTCCTGCGAGAAGAACTCGACATTTACGGTGTTTCCCACCCTGAGTGTGGAATCCCCATAGACATCTATCGTCAGCGTCAAGGCGTTCATTTGGTTCAGCAGCGACTGCCGATCCAACGCCCTGTCGATGTAGTTTGTGTCATCCAAATCATTGAACATGAAATGGGACTTGTCGTAGTACTTCAACATGGAGTACGGACGGCGTTGTGCGGGATTGTCGTAGGGAACCATTCGCCCCTCGTTCAGGTGCGGCGTGTCATTGAACGAGTTCCTATACGAATATGTCGTTTCGTAATACGACTTCGTGGTGACCTCATGCACCAACATGTGCGATGCGAAGATTCCCAACTTGGTTTCCCGCATCTTGTCGCCCAAGTCACGAACTGCGTAACTTGTAATGTTGCGAAGTTCGGATTCGATCATTCTGCTTCCGCTCTTTCCACGGAAACCACCTGGTGCTGACTTGTATGTGCAGACGGGCTGACTCGACTTCAGTTTTGACAGGGGAGCGAACCTTGCTCCATCCAATGTCTGATAGAACAGGTAGTCGGCTATCGACTGATTCTGCTTCGCTACGGAACGATGCGTCATCCAATTGATTGCATACAGGGGCGACCAATTGGGAATGATGACGGTGGATTTCCCGAAAGTCTCGTCCGCAACCAAGGCGGGGAGTTTCGTGTCCAATTTCGTCATGTCATCGTAGACGGTCTTGATCATTTCGCTGAAGGGAAGATTCTTCAGCACACGATTGAACTTGTTCCTCAGCGACACTTCGGCAATATGCGAGACGAACTCCAAGCGAACGGCGACAGTCGTGCTTCCCGTTCCACGAACGAAAGACGAAATCTTGAACACCTTGAACTTAACCTGACGGGGGACGGAATCGACACCAGGTGTGTAGAAAGTGATGTACAGATCCTCGTCACCGATGATCGGGAAGTTCTTCACCAAGTTCATGGAGTCGGGGAAAACCAAGGATCCTGTGAGGTAGTTCGAATAGATGTCCTCGTAGATTGAGAAGTCTCCGACCATCTTCCGAAGATCCAATTCGAATCCCGAATAAGACACCAATCGGATCTCGTCTACGACAACATCCCCTGCGTTATAGATTCTGTCGGATCGGTTAGCCACCGAATATCTTCCTCATGTCCTTGATCACCAAGTCGATCAACTCTGGTCGCATCATCTTGATGTTCCGTTTTGCGTCGTTGCTTGCTATTTCGTGTTGATAGTTCGACACGGCGACTACATCTCGGTTAGGAAGACGAATCAATTCGTTGGAATAGACCGCATAGAACTCCATCACGCTTGAATCGACCAACTCACCGTTTGCTGTTGTCAGTATGGAGTGATGATCGACAACCTCGCCAGTCTCCGAATCCTCAAAGTGGTGAACGGCATATCGATTGTCATCAACCACTCTTCCGATTGGAGCATACAGAACGACTCCATCACTTCTACGGTGAATCAAGTCCATGTATTCGCTTTGTGGATTCGTCACGCTTGGAGTCGTGGAAAAGTTGGTGCCGCTCGTCTGTTCGATCACTATCTTGTATAGGTTCGGATCCCAAGCAAGCACCTTGCCCTCTGCGTTCCCCTGCGTGACCGTGCCTCCGACCTCAAACCAAAGTTCTTCCTTCGCACGGGAGACGATGCCTCCCCGCTCAAAGTTCACTCGCTTCAGGTCGATGAAGAGGGTCTTACCTGTGTACTTGGTGTTGACTGCGCTCTCCAAGTCGTTTGATGACAAGGGCCATTCGAAGAGCGGATCCAAAATCTCGTTGAAAAGAAGCACCACCCAATGGAGGTCAGGCTGTCCATATACACGGGCCGCCAAGGTCTCGGGTCTTTCCCCGTCCCTGATGGTGTAGTTCAAATATGCTGCCTGTGTGCTCTTGATTCGGTCGATGATCTTTGCACGAACCAAGATGTTTCTAGCGTTGATAAGCACCGTCTTTCCGTTGATCTTCAGCGGATAGTCGAGAGTCGGCATGTTTGAGAAGTACGGCATCGTTAGGCTCCCTGCTCCTCAATGCTCTGTTGGGTGAGGAGTTCAAGTTCTGAGAACTCCAACTCCATCGTGATCTTTGTCGGATTGACCATGCCCTGTGCATCGGGCTTCGTGGTCGTGAAGGTGTTCTCGCCGTAGTTCAGGTTGATGCCTGTCAACGCACACTTGCGGATCTTCGGCAACCTGATGTTCTCTTGGTTTTGATAGAGGAACGATATGCCGAATTCGGCAGGGAAATCCAAGAATCTTCCGCCCTCAGACCGCTTCGGGTGCGAGAACTTCCTGAACATCCTCACGATATTGTCAATCGACCTAGCCTCCAATTCAGATCTAGGAATCATCGTGAATGCGAATCTGAATGTTCTGCGACCCACACCCTTGAACATGTGCACCACGAACGGATTCTGCACCTGTCTCTGCGAGGCAGCAAGACCCCTCTCCAAGACATCCTTACCACCGACCAATTCAGTTATGCTGTCGGCAACCTTGATCGCTGACATGCCCATCTTTCGGGCAATCTCAGCCTGTGCAACGCCACCCGCTCCTGTTTGCGTTTCCGTGAGGCTTCTCAGTCCCTTCAGGATGTCCAACGAGGAGAGATCGGCATCCTCATACTCAAACTTGTACCCGATGGATATCGAACCAGGAAGATACATGTAGATGGTGCCGACGAACTCCGTCAAGTCCTTGAGACCCAACGACTCCTCGACAAACGAATCCCGACCTTTTCCTAGTTGATCCACATTCCCGATGTTCGAATTAGCACCACCGAATGACGAACCAACCAAGTCAAAGATCGGATCAATCGCAGCACCCGCCAAATCAACGAACTGACCGACACTCAGACTTCCTTCTGCTTGATTGACACTCTGCACAATCGCTGCCGCAATTGAGTCTTGACGAGATCTTGCTCTCTGAAGGGTTGCTCCACCCGTCTGATAGATGTCAAACCGAATGGAGAATTGATATTCGGGGGCGGAACCGAGATCAATCGGATAGGAAAGCAGCGGCGGCCCACCGCTTCTTGTGGTCGAGTTCAAAGCAGCCTGAAACGCATCACGAAACATTCCAACGGTGTCAGCGTTTCCATAATTCTGCTGACTTTGCAGTAGGTTGTATGTGGAATCATACGAACCTTCGGGATAGATCGTGGGTTGACTCATACCGATATTTAGTGGTCTTCTCACCATAAATATGAGCCGAGGTGCACCATTAGACGCTCCAACGAGAGTTACAAGGGACGCTACCGCCCAAAGAGCCCCCAAAAGTACAAGGGTGATCCCACCACTTGCTTCTATCGCTCACTTTGGGAACGCAAGTTCATGATCTTCTGTGATGAGAATTCTTCGGTGATCCAATGGTCATCTGAGGAGATCGTCGTGCCCTACCTTTCCCCAATCGATGGCAGGATGCACCGCTATTTCGTTGACTTTTGGATAAAGGTTCAGGACAAGGAAGGGAATGTCAGGGAGTACCTGATCGAAGTCAAGCCCAAGGCGCAGACACGCAAGCCCGAGCCACCAAAGACCAAGCGGGTGTCGAAGTCGAAGATCACGGAGATCCGCAATTGGATGGTAAACAGCGCAAAGTGGGCGGCTGCTAGGAAGGTCTGTGAGGATCGTGGTTGGGAATTCAAGTTGATGACCGAGGACAATCTGTTCACCTAACAGGAGAGGCGAATGAGCAAGAAGGAAGTAAGAAAAGTAATAGGTGAGTTTGAACGGTCAGGAAAAGAACTCCAATCCGAGCAAGCAACCCGTTGGTTGGCTAGGAACCTCTCCAAGATTCAGACTGAGATGCGGTCTGAGCACTTCAACAGGGGAAAGCCATCGGTCAATAGACCTGGAAATATCAAGGAAGGCACGATGTTGTTCTTTGGGTACGAACCCAAGACAAAGGATGAACTGCCATTTTGGGATTCGTTTCCCTTGGTGATCCTGCTCCATAAGAGAGGAAACTCCATACTTGGTCTCAACCTCCACTACCTTTCACCGACACTCAGGGCGAACTTCCTGAACAACCTCCTCAAGTTGGTTGACAATCCCGACTATGTCTACGACCCCCCTTCCTACTTTAAGGTTACATACCCCTTCCTCAAGGCGACCGCAAAGTTGAAGCCGTACAAAGCCGCCATCAAGCGGTATTACCTCAACTGCATCAACACCAAGGTCAATGTGATTCCCTCCGACGAGTGGCAGTACACGACATTCATGCCGCTCGACAAGTTCAAGGGAGCAACTAGAGAACAAGTATGGAAGTGGGCGAATAGATACAGTAAGTAAACCCATGGCTATAAACTTCATCGACGGATTCTTGGCAAACATGCGGGACAAGGGCTTCGTAAAGCCCAACCGCTATCTTGTTCTCATTGAGCCAAACCCATTCGTAGCCTCTCGTCTTGGATACTCATCTGAAGAGATCAAGCAGAGGCTCGCCATGACATGCTCGTCAGCAACACAGCCGTCGAAGTCGTTCATGACCCATGAGATTCAGATCACGCAGCCGACGAGATTGGTGCCCTACGCCATCAACACGAACAACTCGTCAGGAGCATCCTTCGAATTCTATGTTTTGGGTGACATGTTTGAGAAGAACATCTTCCAAATGTGGCAGAACCTGATCATTGATCCCCTGACCAAGGAGCAGTCGTACTACGACGATTTCGCAAAGGGATCTTCCATAATCATCGCTCAGATGCCGAACATAGTCCCTTCGTTCGAAGCGGGTCTCCAAGCCATGTCCGAGCAGAACCTCATATCGGGCTTGAGGATGACGGAGATCTACCCATACAACTTCACGGTGAATGGCGGCTCGCAGAACTACAGCCAATCAAACGAACCCCTCAAGGTCAAGGTGGACTTCATGTTCCGTGACATCACGCAGATCTCCGAGCCGAAGCCCGTTGGCATCGACAGTTCGATGCGGATCGTTGACGAGAACGGAAACTTCACCCGCCAAACCGTGCGTGAGACCGCCGACAGCATCCTCGCCCGTTCTGCGCTCATGCGGAACATCGGCAACACATACACAAGAAACGATGTTGTTCAGGCTACTCTCAGAGATGCACAGAACGACTTCAAGGAAAATCAAAGAAACCTCGCCAAGACCTCGCTTGAGAAGGCTGAGGCGAGAAGAAAGTACAACCAATCGCAAAATGTTCCCCGTGGAGTGGACGGGCGATTGCTCAACCCAAAGGTGGACGGACTTCCCGCCACCAATCCAAACGACGAGATCTCTTCCCTCCTGCGGCAGGGTCTCTCATTCATTGCCCAAGGTCAAGGATTCCTTGGGCAACTCTAACCATGGACTAAGGAGACAATACCATGAGCACTCTTTCGAGCGTGATCGCAACAACCCCCACCTACGAACTTACTCTTCCGAGCAACGGAAAGAAGATCGAATTCCGTCCGTTCCTTGTCAAAGAAGAGAAGATCCTTCTTATCGCTTCAGAATCGAAGAACGAAAAGGAAATGTACCGTGCCATGCAGGATGTGGTTTCGTCCTGCACCTTCGGCAAGGTGGACATGTCGGAATCGCCAATGATCGATGTGGAATACCTCTTCACCAAGATCAGAAGCAAGTCTGTCGGAGAAACCGCCAAGCCGATGATCAAATGCTCCAAGTGCCAAACGATGAACGAAGTCGTTGTGAACCTTGAGGGCATCAAGGCTACGAAGGATCCGAACCACAAGACCAAGATCGACATCACCAAGGATGTGATTCTTGAGATGCGGTATCCGAGATTCTCCGACATCGAAAAGATTCAGGCTACCGAATCCGAGACCGAAAGGCTGTTTCTGCTGATGGCTCTCTGCGTTGATAAGATCTTCACACCCAGCGGGACATTCGTGACGAAGGATCTCAACACATCGGAAGTCATCGAATTCATAGAGAAACTTACACAATCTCAGTTCAAGAGCATTTCGAACTTCTTCGAAACCATGCCGCAACTGAAGGAAGACATCAAATACACATGCAAGAAGTGCAGTTCTGAGGAGACCATTACGCTGAAGGGTGCCCAAGATTTTTTCTGATATCGACCTCCCATGACGGTCTGCTGAATTACTTTGAGACCAACTTCGCCATGATTCAGCACCACAAGTACTCGTTGGCTGAGATTGAGAACATGATGCCGTGGGAGCGTCGAATCTATATTGAACTCTTGCTTCAGCACCTAAAGGAAGAGAAAGAGCGCATGGAAGCCGAAAGAATGAGTCAGTAACAGACAAACAAGGAACCTCCCCCAAATGGCAGATCCCGGCGAATTCAATCCGAAGAAAACCACCGCACCTGGAAGCGACAATTCCGAAGGTCGTGGTGGTGCCGCATCATTCGATCCAACACCAGATTGGGACAAGAATATCCTTGAGGAGTTCAACAAGCAGCAGGAAATACAGGAAAAGCAAACCAAGGCACTCAAGGAACTGTCCGAAAGACTGATCACCAACAACGAGGCACTTCAATCTGCAAGAAAGAAGCAGTACGAAGCCGAACAGAAAAACGATCAAGAAGCGTTGGAGTTGGCTAAGAAGGAGATATTCGTACAGGAGCAATTCCAAAGCGAGAATCTACAAAACCTCGACAGACTCGAAAGGGAGATGCTGAAGCAGCAAGAGAACATCGATGCTGCCATAGATCTGCTTGGTGAGTCGGTGGGTAAGAACGACATCTATGTGAAGCGTCACCTCAAGATAGAGGAAGATGCCAAGCAGATATTCAAAAAGGGGATGGAGGAGGTCGCTCAAAAAGAGGTCGCCACAGAAAAAACCTTCAAGCAGTTTGTAGAGGACTTCAATACTCAGCATCTTGCCGAGTTGGAGTTTGAAGAGAAACAGAACAAACTGTTGGGCGACAAGATCGCCGCTGCCGCCGCAATTCCTGAAATCTCTGGTACAGAGGACGAGAAGATCTCCGCAATGATGCAGAGAACCTCCCTGAACTTGGAGTCGCTCGCCACGATCAATGAGAAGATCGCAGACGAGATGACCGCCGAGGGAATCGACAAGGAGGATAAGGCTGCGGTAGAGCGGTTCAAGATGGAAAGGATGATGGATACGAAGTTCAACGAATCCATCATCAAGGAACTCATCAAGTCAAGAGACTCCATCAAGAAGGAAACCGTACAGAAGGAACTTCAGGAGAAGTACATCCGCCAAGGCATACCAGCGGCAATCGCTGCGGTTCGTGCCGAGAAGAATGCGGAAGCAGAGACCAAGAAGAGAAGGGCTGAAGCCGCCGAGCAGATTCGCATCTTCAAGAAGATGGACGAAACGCAGCGGTATCAAACCACATTGGTCGAAGCCGACTACAGGCATCGCCTTGAGAAGGAGAAGGAAGCGGATGGAATCCCCGAGTGGTATCTCCGTCTAGAAAAGTCGCTATCCCCCATAAATGCCGCATTGGAAGATCTGCGGGATGCATATTCAAAGAGTGGACTTTTCATGAAAGTGCTGATGGTCTTGGCACTTTTGGGTGGCATCATCGTCGGAGCCATCGTCACCGCCGTCAAGAAGGTGATCGATATCTTCAGGGCGGGTGGGATAATTGCTGAGTGGTTTGCAGGAATCCGAAACTCAGTACCGATGATTGACAAGATGGCCCGTGCCATCGGCAGGATGTTCACATGGATGACCGAGGGAAACGCCATCGGTAGATTCTTCGTGAGTATCTTCAGCAAGGTGGTCTCAGCAGTCACCTATGTCGTAAACGCATTCAAGCAATTCGGAACGGGTCTTCGTGTGCTTGAAGCCGCAGGAAAAGAGGGCGGCATCGTGATGAGATTCCTTGCGGCAGCAGCAAGACCCCTCGTCAACCTGATGAAGGCATTCCAATTTGGCTTCTCAATGGGCGCAGGAGCGGTGAATCTCATCACCAAGGCATTCTCGTTCTTGGGGCCGATCCTTGGAGTAGTGGGAAAGGTGGTTGGAAAGTTGTTCCTGCCGCTGACGATACTCTTGACGGCTATCGACGGCATCATCGGCGCATTCAAGGGATTCAAGAAAGACGGAATCAAGGGATTGGTCTTGGGCTTCTTTGCCAACATTCTGTCTGGATTGACCTTCGGATTGGTCAAGTTTGAAACCATATACAACTTCTTCAACAACACCATCGAAAAGGTGGTCGAAGGATTCAAGTTCATATTCAACAAGACGATTGGATTGGTTGTCGATGCATCACACATGATATTCGATGGCATCAAGGGATTCTTTGGTGGCATTTGGAAAGGAATCAAGTGGGTGTGGGACAAGACCATGGGGTTCGTCATGGATGCCGCAAAGATGTACTACAAGGGTGTTACAGCATTCTATGGTGCAGTTTGGAGTGGCATCAAGTGGGTGTGGGACAAGACCATCGGATTCGTCATGGATGCTGCAAAGACATATTACAAAGGCGTAACGGCTTTCTATGGTGCAGTTTGGAGTGGCATCAAGTGGGTGTGGAACAAGACGATGGGATTCGCCATGGATGCAGCGAAGATGTGGTGGAACGGAGTGACGGGATTCTTCGGTGCAATCGGTGGAGGAATCAAGTGGGCATTCAACAAGGTGACCAAATTTTACGCCACCGCAGGGAATATGATATTCGATGCTGCCAAGAGCATCTTCTCTACCATTTTGGAAACCCTATCTTCAATGCCGAAGGCAATTGCAGATGCGGCAGCAAATCTCTATTCAGCCACCTTGGATAGCATAACGGGCATATTCTCGTCTGTGTGGGATGGCATGAAGGGGATCGGCTCTTGGTTCGGTTCTTGGTTCGGTAGTGATGAACCTGAAACTCCCGCCAAAGCAATCTCCAAGAACCTATCTCCGAATGTCGGTACTGAGTTGGCTAGGACGCAGCAGGAAAGAGACACAGTCGCAGCAGCAACATCCAAGACTAGTGGAACCGTGATAACAAACAATACGAATGTGAACAATGGTGGTGGAGGAGGCAAGACACCACAACCCACGATCATTGCTCCGCAGCCACCAAGAAACACCGAGCCCACCCTCAGGGCAATGCAATTCGGTGAACAACCCGCCTTCTAAAAAGAAACAACCCCCGCCGAAACGGGGGTTGTCTTTCACCAAGATGCGGAGGCTATTTCACTCGTCCTCTTCCGCCAACTTGCGGAAGTAGGAGATAGCATCATCTTCGCTCTCCTCATCTGCAACGGGCTTCTTTGCAGGAGCCTTCTTCGGAGCAGACTCCGTGACCGCAGCAGCCTTGGTCATCTTGGATCGGAAGTCCTCGGGCTCTGCGTCCTCAGCCTTGACCGCAGCAGCCGCAGAGGTCTTCATCACCTGTGAGAAACGGGTGCCAAGTTCCTCATAGGACTTGAACTGATCGTCAGCAACAAACTCCTTGAGTGAGTGCTGCTTCTTCCACAGAGACTCCAACTTCGCATCGTCTCCCTCAAGGAGTTCGGTCGGTGCGGAGAAGCCGCTCTTGTCGTAGGACACATATCCCGCATCAAGATGCGCCTTCAACTTGAAGTTGGCACCCTTCCAGAAGTCGAACGGATTGAACTTCGGCTCGTCGGGGTCGGAGGGATTCATCGCCTCCTGCAACTTGTCGAAAATCTTCTTTCCGTACTTGAACAGGAACACCTTGCCTTCGTTCTCCCGATTTGCGGGATCGCTGATTACAAGGATGTTGCTGATGTACGACAACTTGCGCTTGCGGTCACGGGCAACCTTCTTGTTGTCCTCAATGCCGCTGTTCCACAGTTCGTTGTTTGCCTCGCAGACGGGGCACTTGCGACCGATGGTGGTAGGGCAGTTCTCAATGAACCAACCGCCCTTTCCCTGAAAGCCGTGGCTGAACACCCGAACCATCGGGATGTCCTCGCCCTCAGGCGCAGGGAGGAAACGAATGACCGCCATTCCGTTGCCGCTCTTGTCACGCTCTAGTGACCAAAGGCGTTCATCTTTCTGATAGCCCTCCTTGCCACCCTGCTTTTCCATTTCCTTCTGAAGGCGTTCCATGCCCGACTGTGAGTTCTTCTTGAGGTTTGCAAACGACATGTTCGATGTATCTCCTTGTGTGTTTGGGTTTGCGGAAAGTATAGCGTGTGTGTGCTGTCAGTCAAGCGGCAACTTGGAAGTTTTTCTCTTGCCCCTGACCATGTTGAGTGTTTCGAATTCACTCTTCAACTTCTCCCGAATCGGCTTCGACAGCAACTTTGCAGCCGACTCAGGTTCGATCCCGTACTTCTCACAAAGATCAAGAACGGTCTCCATATACTTGCCGTTCTTTCTCTTCTGTGTGGTCTCCTCGACTTCCTTGGAGAAGTCGTGATCCAAATTCATTATCGATCCCATTAGATGATTCCTTCCTCATCAACTTCTTCGCTGATGGGCATAGTTGAAACATTCTGTACCCATCGGTTTACTGCGATCTCAAACTCCTCATGTGTGAGGAGCATTCCCACCTGTTCCCCTCGCTCCGTCATGAAACGAATGCAATGGTACTTCTTGGGCTGTTCCTGCATCATAGGAACATCTTCTGACGGCGGCGTGGGTGATTTACTCAGCCCTAGCAGCCGCAACACGGCTTGCAAAAATCTCATTTGCTTTCTCCTGCACTTCCTTGAAGGAGTGCTTGTCCCAATATGAACGAATGACCCCAAAGAGGGACTTCTTGTGGTCTGCGGGGTTCTCCACGAACTCCTGCACCGTGCCATCGTCCGTGAGAATGAGGATCACCAACTTGCCAATTCGGTTTGGCTCGGTGTGTGTCTCGTTCCACATATGTGAATATGCGGTGGCTTGGTGGAAGTAGTTCTGAATGTCTTCCCGTGCCTTCTCTTTGCCAGCCGTCTTGAAGTCGATGATGGCAAGTTCACCATCGTACTCAGCGATGCAGTCGATCCGCCCTGCCATCAGGATTTCGTCTGAGAACAGGGGGGTTTCGATTGCATGGATCTTGCCGATCCTGCTGAGGTAAGGAGAGATCAAATCGAAGTTCATCCGATCAAACGGATCGGTTGGGATCTTCTCCTCCTTCAGGAAGTCCTCCATCACAGCATGGAACCTGTTTCCCCGTGAGAGTGCCTTCTTGGACTTAGCCAAGTTCTCAGGGTTCTTCCTCCACTCACGCCAAAACTCATCCATCTCATGGTTGATCACGGTGGTGACGGATGGGTACCAACGAAGTGTGTTTGGGGATTGGTAGTATCTACCTTTCCCTTCGGCTTCAACAGAGTTCAGTTTCATTATTCAGTAGTCACGAATGCTGTTGCGTGGGTGAGCCTTCTTGATCTTTGAGATGACTTCCTTGAAGCCATTGTCAACCTTACCCGCCGTGCCCACACGAATAGGATCGCATGCAGCGGGGGCTGAGGTGATGGTCTGCTCTACCGTACCCGAAACACTACACTTCGGACACGGCTTCTTGCATGGCTTCTTGCGATCAGCAATCGAAAGGAACTCTTCGAATTGGTGACTGCACTTGGAGCATCTGTAATCATAGAACGGCATGGCGATACTTCTATTTAGCCGTTCTTGCGGCGAACTTCCTCGACATCGTCGCCCTTGACCCAAAAGAATTCAGGGCCCCACTCCCGAGAGTAGGTGCTGACGAGATACTGAGGGCCCCAAACGGAATCCTGTTCGATTCTGCGGATGGTTGCGATCTTGTTCAGGGAACGAACATAGACCTTCGGACGCTCTTCTTCGGGACGCTGCTTACGGACGCTGTCATTGCTCATGTGGTTTCTCTCCCACAAAGGTGCGATAACCCAACATACGAGATGGGTTGATTGAGAGGACTATACACCGAATATTCACCCATGTCAAGGCTTGACTTCCACAATCTTTGTGGTATGCTTGTCGGTATGATCCTAATGGACATGAACCAACTAACCATCGCCAACCTGATGGCTGAATCCAAGGGCAAGCCCTCTATGGACATCGGTCTCATTCGGCACATGGTGGTCAACACGATCCGAACCATTCGCATGCGCTTCCGAGAGGAGTACGGCGAACCCGTCCTCTGCTACGACTCCCGTGTACGGGCGTGGCGCAAGGAGGTGTACCCACCATACAAGGCGAACCGAAAGAAGGAGCGTGAGGCTTCCGATGTCGATTGGGACGCTCTGTGGGACATCCTGCGGCAGATCAAGCAGGAGATCCGAGAGACCTTCCCATACAAGATGATGGAGGTCGATTCGTGCGAAGGTGACGATCTGATCGCCATCCTCTCCAAGAACCTAGAGGGGAAGCACCTGATCGTCTCATCCGATCACGACTTCTTCCAACTCCATAGCGCACGGGTGTCTCAATGGTGTCCTAGAACCAAGCAGATGACAGTCTGCGAAGACCCTGCCCGTGAACTCGTTCGTCACATCATGCGTGGCGACAGCGGAGACGGTGTTCCGAACTTTTTGTCAGACGATACCGTATTCATTGACGGTAGAAGGCAGAAGCCCCTTTTCGAGAAGAAACTGAACGAATGGGTGGAACTTCCACTAAATACCTTCTGCACAGATGAGATGGTTCGCAACTACGAGCGAAACAAGACCGTCATCGACTTCTCTCGCATTCCGAAGAGAATCGAAGAAGCCATCATGCAAGAGTATTCAATCCCACCTGAAGGCAACAGGGGAAGAATCCTCGCATACATGATGGAGAACAACATGAAACTGATGCTTCAACACCTACAGGAGTTTTGATCATGCCAGCCAACTTCACGATCCCCGAGATTCTGATTCAAATCAAGAGCACCGCAAAGACTCCGCAGGAGATCGTCCGTGGTCTCCAACAGAACAACACGGTTGCCTTCCGTGAGGTTCTGAGATACGCCTTCGATGGGCTTCCTTGGTACCGCAAGGATCTTCCGAACTTCACGCCCGACTCAAGCCCCGAGGGTCTTGCTCCAACCTCGCTTTGGGCTGAGATCAAGCGGTTCTACCTCTTCAAGGAGGGGTACTCGCTTCCGACCAAGCGAAAGGACGAGATCCTCATTCAGATCCTTGAATCGACAAGCGACAAGGAGATCGAACTGATTCGATCCATGCTCGACGGTTCGTTCAAGTACACATACGGCATCGACCGTGAAATCGTGGAAAAGGCGTTCCCGAACCTGTATGGATCACAGGTTGTGAGTCGCTGACCAAGCCCACTTGGCTAGGTAGAACGAGTCAACCACATCTGAAACGGGACTGACGCAGTCCTTGGCATTAGGGGTCATCTCTTTCATGAGATCGACCCCTGTGTCTTTTACGAACTGCGTGTGCATGGAGTTCTTGTCGGCATTTCCCTTGCCCGTGGCAAACTTCTTGAGTGCTGTCGGTGCAAGGGTTTCGAACTTAAATCCCTCCGACCACAACTTGTACTTAAGCAAACCGCAGTTTTCGGCTATGTGAAACACCTTGCCCTTGGCACCCATGGCGTAGTCCTCGACCACAACCTTTGCTTCCGTATCATCGATGCATGCCATCGCCCACTCAGATATGTTGTGGAATCGCTGCTCTTGGGATTGCCAAAGTTCCTTATGTGGATCGCCCGACACATTCACCTTACCCAAAAGGGTTTCGAATGTGTATTCCCGCACATGTCTTTCGGTCGAGGTCAAGTACCTCACAGACCACTCCTCGCCGTCGAACAGGCAGATTGCAGGCGAGGTCATTGAGTAGTCGATCCCATAAACTCTCATACAGATATGTATTGACTTTGCCGATACTAGGGCTATACTTCTCCAAATGAACATCGAACGAATCAAAGAGATGGTCGAGACCGACCTCAAGATCGACGGCACAGAACTTGCCGACGAGTCGGTTCGCATCCCCCAACTGCACGGAAAGTACCTCAACATCTTCCATGACGAGAACCTTGTGCTGAGGAAGCATGAGACGGACTACAAGGTTCTTCGCCGTCAGAAGTGGGAGTACTACAGCGGCAAGATGTCCGAGCAAGACCTCAAGACGCTTGGTTGGGAACCGTTCGACCACCGAATCCTCCGTCAGGACTTGGATGTCTACATGGATTCCGATGCGGATCTGCTCAAGATTCAGAGCAAGATCGATCTTCAGAAGCAGAAGGTGGACTACCTCGACTCCATCCTCAAGGGAATCAACAACCGTCAATGGGTGATTCGCAACGCTATTGAGTGGCGGAAGTTCATGTCTGGGGTGACCTAAATACGCATGAATGGTGATTGATGTTCGTCATGTAAACTCAGCGTTTGTCCGTGTCCTCACGGATAACGGTGTTGCATACGAACTTCAGGACTTCTTCACCTACGAAGTCCCTGGTGCAAAGTTCACCCCCGCATACAAGAACAAGTATTGGGACGGCAAGATCCGTCTGTTCAATGCCTACTCAGGTCTCCTCCCCGCAGGATTGACCGAGTATCTCGCATCGTTTGCACAGCAGCGTGGGTACACGATGCAAGTGGATTCGATGCTTGCCGCACCCGAAGTCAAGGTGAACTGCGAGAAGGCTAGGGACTTCATTTGCAGCCTAAAGCCCATGGGCGGTGGACAGCCGCTTGAACCGCACGACCACCAAGTCGATGCCTTCTGCCATGCAGTCAACAAGTCACGCTGCGTCCTGCTCTCACCCACCGCAAGCGGAAAGAGCCTGATCATCTACAGTCTCTGTCGGTACTATCAGAATGTCATAAATCCGACGAAGAAGATCCTGATCATCGTGCCGACGATCTCGTTGGTCGCTCAGATGTATGCCGACTTCGATGACTACTCCACCAAGTCGGGATGGAGCACACACAAGAACTGCCACAAGATCCACGGCGGCACACCCAAGTTGACGGATCGTCAGATAGTGATCTCGACATGGCAGTCGATCCACAAGTTGCCCCGTGCTTGGTTCGATAACTTCGAAGTCGTGATTGGTGACGAAGCCCACCTGTTCAAGTCACAGTCCCTGACCACGATCATGAACAAGTTGGTCGATTGCCCCTACCGCATCGCACTCACGGGAACGCTCGACGGAACGAAGATCCACAAGTTGTGCATCGAAGGGCTGTTCGGCCCCGTCAACCGTGTGGTCTCCACAAGGGAACTGATGGAGCGTGAACTCCTGACTGCACTCAAGATCGAATGCCTTCTGCTGAAGTACCCGCAGGAAATAAGAGAATCCCTGAGAGGGCTCGACTATCAGCATGAAATCGATTGGTTGGTGAACTGCGACAAGAGGAACAACCTGATCGCACAGTTGGCTTCGACGGTCAAGGGAAACACGCTTGTGCTGTTTCAGTATGTCGAGAAGCACGGAAAGCCCCTGTTCGAACTGATCAAGAAGGCGGCACCGACAGAAATAGAAAACCGAAGGGTGTTCTTCGTTGCAGGAGAGACCGATGTCGATGATCGTGAGCAGATCCGACATATCGTGGAGAAGGAAGAGAACGCAATCATAGTTGCGTCATACGGAACCTTTTCCACGGGCATCAACATCAAGTCCCTGAAGAACCTCATATTCGCAAGCCCTTCAAAGAGCCGAATCAGGATTCTCCAAAGCATCGGTCGCCAACTGCGTAAATCAGACAGCAAGGATATCGCAAAGTTGTACGACATAGCAGACGATCTTCATTGGGAAGACGAACCGAACTACACCTTCAAGCATTTCATGTCGAGGCTGAAGTTGTACGACGAAGAAGGATTCCCCTACAAGATCGTGAAGTTGCCTGTCTATGGGAGCAAGACCAAATGATGTATCCGATTCGACTCGTCAAACTGATCAACGGAGAAGTGCTTGTCTGCGGAATCGCAGAGACAGGTGGCGTGTACACGCTAGAAAGACCGATGTCCATCAGCCTCGTACCGACCATAGGAAAGGACAAGCGGCAGGAGACCATGGTCTTCATGAAGAATTGGATTGAGTTCTCCAACGACGAGATGTACATCATTCCCAAGGACAGGGTCATGTGCATCTCGACTCCCGACAGCGGGATCCTCCGTGACTACAACGATGCGAAGATCAAGTTCGATCTCTTTGAGGCACAGGATGACTTGGATGCGGCAGGAGATGACTTCGATGACGAGGGCGAGGAGATCGAAGACGAGGACGGCGACGATTCGCCCTAGTACTCTAGGTACTCTAGTTACCTACTAAGTATCTACCAAGAGGTAATTTAGGTCCTAGTACTCTAGATACTATTTGTTCCTTGTTACCCAAGGATATCTAGTAGGCGGGAACGATTCATTATGTTTGATCTTCGAAATCGGTTGAAGATTTCTTTCCTAGGTTGATCGCATTTCGCTTTACATCCTACGGATCGTGTGTTAGACTCCCCCATCAACATGGCGAAGAAACGCAAAGACAACCATTACATAGACAACGAACGGTTCCTACAGGAACTGATCGACCACAAGAAGGCAGTCCTCAAGGCGAAAGCCGAAGGGAAGAAGCCACCTGGTGCAACCAACTACATCGGGCAATGTTTCTTGGACATCGCAAACAACCTTGCGAAGAAACCGAACTTTGCCAACTACATCTTCAAGGAAGAGATGGTGTCCGATGGCATAGAGAACTGCATCATGTACACGACGAACTTCGATGAGAACAAGTCGAGGAATCCGTTTGCGTTCTTCACGCAGATCATCTACTACGCATTCCTTCGTCGTATCCAAAAGGAAAAGAAGCAACTCTATGTCAAGATGAAGTGCTTCGAAAACAACGACAAGACGGGTAAGTTAAAGAACCGCATGATTGAAGACGGTAGGTTCACGGACGAGGATCCCCGTAGCGAGAATCCATACGCCGATTTCTTCTCTCTCAGCGACAACGACATACGGAACTTTGAGGGCTTGACTCCCGAATCGATCAAGCCCAAGAAGAAGAGAAAGAAGAAGCAGCAGAGCAAGAAAAATCTTGAAGACCTCATGGAGTGATGAGTGAAGATAGCAATCATCAATGACACTCACTTCGGCGCAAGAAACGACAATCCGATCTTCCTAGACCATTTCATGCTGTTTTGGGAGGATGTGTTCTTCCCATACATCAAGCAGCATGGGATAAGGAACATCATCCACCTAGGCGACCTGATGGACAGGCGGAAGTATGTCAATTTCATGACATTGTCCGCAGTCCGAAAGCGTTTCGTGAAGCCGCTGAACGACATGGGAGTTTCCTTGGATGTGATCCTTGGGAACCACGATGTCTTCTTCAAGAACACCAACGACATCAACTCCGTCCGTGAACTGTTCCAATGGTCTGAACTCTGCGACAATTGGCGGATTCACTACAAGCCAACTGCGATAACCATCGGTGGGATGAGCATCGGTCTCGTACCTTGGATCACCAAGGACAACGAGCAGGAGTGCATCGACTTCATCACCAACAACACATCGCCTGTCCTCATGGGACACTTCGAACTGACGGGATACGAAGTCCTTCGGGGTGTCGAGCACCATGAGGGAATGGATCCTTCGATCCTTTCGAAGTACGAAGCCGTCTACAGCGGACACTTTCATTGCAAGCACAGCAAGGGGAATGTCCACTACCTCGGCACACAGTACCAAATCACCTTCAGCGATCTGCATGAGCCAAAGGGATTCCATGTCTTGGACACGGAGACAGGGCAGATCGAATACATCGAAAATCCCCATCGCCTGTTCACCGTCTTCAACTACAACGACGATGGGGGCAGGGACTTCTTCGATGGTTCCGTGAATTGGGACGAGTATCGTGAGACCTTCGTCCGTTTGGTGGTCGAGCGCAAGGTGAACCCATTCATGCTCGACCGTGTGGTTGAGAAGTTGAACGAGGTCGGGTGCCATTCCATATCGATCACCGACCAGACTCAGACCGACAAGACGGCGAAGGTCGAGGAAAAAGTCGATCTATCAAAGGACACCCTCAGTCTCATCTGCGAGGAGATCGATGGCATGGATGGAATCGCAGACCC